ACTTTGACCATTTTTTGGGGGGATTGGCGGCGATGTCGGATCCGTTGGAATGGTGATGTTTCGGTGGGGTCGTCGTCGTCTGTGACGATGTGGTCCCAGCCGGTGGCGGTGTAGACGTCGGCGTCGGCTTGGTTGAAGAACTCTTTGAGGGTGCCGTCGGTCCAGTAGAAGTATTCGTCGGCGTCGAAAGGGAGAATCCAGTCGGCTCCGAATTGACTGTGAGCCATGTGGGCTAAGGCAGTCATTTTCTGGTCTTGGTAGTAGCCGACTTCGGGGTCTTCGATGACTGTGACTTTTCCGGTTCGGGTGAGGTTTTGGAGGAGGAATCCGGTGTTGTCGATGCTCATGTTGTCGGCGACGATGATGTGGTCGACGCCTTGGTCGAGGAGATGTTGGATTGTCCAGTCGATGATGTCTTCTTCATCGCGAACCATGGTGACGGCCACAAGTGTCATTTGATTCTCCTGGCGGGTGTTCCGACCCATGTGGAGTTGGGTGGGAGTTGCTGTCTGGGGAGGACGACTGTTCCGGCGCCGATGGTTACTCGAGGGCCGAGGGTGGCGAGGTTGGAGATGACTGCTCCGGCTCCGATCTGACAGCCGGCGCCGATGGTGACGTCTCCACAGATTGTGGCTCCTGGTCCGATAGTGACGAAGTCGCCGATTTGCGCGCGTGTGATGAAGACGTTTCCGTTGATGTGGCTGTGTCGCCCTACACGGGTTTTCGGGCCGATGGTGGTGTGTGCGCCTATTACTACGCCCGGATGGGCTTGTAGGGTCACATGGAGGGCCGCTGTGGGATGGATGGCGATGGCGGCTTTGGCTGGGATGTCCATTTGTTCTCGGATTCGGCTGTCGTTGTGGCCGATCAAATATTCGTCGAAGAATTCGGCGTCGATACAGGGTCCGAGGATGTTGGGGCCGTCGACATGGTCGTCCAGGTAGCCGACGAAGTTTTGGCCGGACGATTTGAGGATGGCGGCGATGTCTTGCCCATGTCCGCCAGCACAGAGGACGACCACTTTGTTCACAGTTTGTACGCCTTGGAACGTCTGACCCCAATGTGAAGGCAGCGTGGCTCGTCGTCAAGGTTGCCGAGATAACCGAACCGGTAGCCGTCAGATTTGAGAGCTGCTGTCAGTTCGGCCTCGAGGTCGGCTGTGTATTTCGTGATCTCGACGGGGTAGAGGCAGGGGTTGAAGGTGAAGAGGTGGCGTTGGGAGATCCAGCCGGGGCGTTGGGTGAATCGTTCGGGGCCGAGGTTGTAGATGCTGCCGGCTTGGCGTTCTTCAGGGGACCAGGGCTGGCGATGAAGTGCGATTTGTGCCAGTGACGGGTCGGCTTGCAAATATTCGACCATCCATGGAATGTCGACCGGTTCGGGAAACACAAAGTCGTCTTCGAGGTGGAAGACAAAGTCGATGTCGTCGTTGAGATGGTCCCAGCCGGTTTGGATGGCGCCGGCCAAACCTTTCCGGGGCAGGTTGCGGATGATGTCGAAGCCGTCAGGGGCGAAGCCGACTGATTCGCCTGAGTCGTCGACGAGGAGGCGCTGGGAGAACGGATAGTTGAGGCATTCGCTGGCGGATTGGAGGGTTTGTTGCAGATAATCCCAGCGGCCGTCAGTGATGACCATGAGCGCGATGTTCACTGAACAGTGACTCCGAGTTTTGCCCAGCGGCGCATGAAGGCGCCTTTGTCTCGGGCTAGTTGCTGCTGCATTTCCGGGTCTTCCCAGTTGCCAGTCTTGGAGCCGCCTTCGATGTGTTCCACAGTGGTTTCGGTTGCCATGGCATACCAGGCGCCGGCCATGTCCATTGAGAGGACGAGGTCGTTGTCTCCGAACCACCATTTGCAGTCTTCGGGGAAACGCCAGCCTTCTTGGAACCATTCAGACTTGACCATGAAGGCGAAGCCGGCAAGGCCGCCTGTGCCGTCGTAGCGGTCAGCACAGATTCCGTGGAGCTGCACAATCGGCTCCGCTGTTTCTCGGCCGTCATAGTTGGGGCAGATGGCGACCATGTGAGGATCGGACCGTAACCCTGCCGCCAAAGTTGAAATGAACTTGTCGCCGATGATGATGTCGTTGTTGAGGAAAGCGATGTTGGCTTTGTGATGACGGTTCATTGCCCAAGTCGCTCCGGCATTCCACATTTCGTGGATCCCCATTCCAGAACAGTCCATCACCTTCGCAAAGGTTTGAGACCCCAGCCACTTCACAGTCTCAGGGTTGGAGCCGTTGTCGAGGACGAGGATTCCGTCGTGTTCGCCCTGATCGTGAAGCTGCCGTAGAAGGGCCTTCGTCATTTTGAGTTGGTCTTTGACCGGGATGACCACAAAGTTTTTGGTTGGCACAAGTTCGGGTGGCACTTGCGGCCAGAAGTCTCGAGTTGTCAAGGTCCGCTTTTTGATGTGGCCGACTTCGATGGTGGTGTCGACGAAACAGGGGAATCCGACTGCCTGCGCGCGCAAACTGAACACATAGTCTTCGCCCATGATGTCGTGGACTTCTTCGCCTGTTTCCGGGTCGGTGTAGTCCCACTGGACATATTTGAACCAGGGCTGGGCGTCTTTTCGGTTGGCGTCCCAAATCTTTTGGAGGACGGTTCGATGGAGGAGGACACATCCGGAGCCGACAGCGCCGACTTGCCAGTGTTGCTGGGGTGGGATTGTCGAATATTCGCGTGGGGTGGGCGGTTCGAGTGTTTCGAAGCCGATGCAGGCTGGGACGATCCGGTGATGTGGATTCCACTTTTCGGCCATGATGAGCGCCGACAAGATGGGCCGTTCGATTGGGTCGGCGGATTCGAGCATGACGTCGACGAGGTCGAAGCGGAAACGCTGGTCGGTGTCGATAAACAGCAGCCACTCGGCGTCACCCTCGAGGAAGGTTCGGACGACTGAGTTTCTCTGTTGAGGAAGGTTAGTTCCTGCCTGGGCGATCATCCAGCCGGCATGGTCTAGATAGCCGGAGACTTGCTGATCCCAAGATTTCAATGCGAGAAGCGAGAATACGAAGTCGGGTTCGAAGCTGCCATAGATGATTCCGATGGCGACTTTTGGTTGTTTTGCCACTGTGGCTCCTTGTCGGGGTGTCGGGGTATGTCGGGGAAATATCGGGGAGGCGTGGACCGGACCCCTCAGCCCCGACGCTGAGAGGTCCGGTTCACTTCTTGTCAGACGATCAGACCTTAAGCACCTTGAAGGCGTTGGAGGTGATGACGTCTGCACCGGTACGCCAGAAGGCGAAGAATCCGGCCTGACCAGTTGGGCGCTGGTTGGCACCCATGACCATCGGTTCGTACATGATCTCGACGCCAATGCGGTCGACGATCTTGTAGCCAACTCCGAAGTCGCCCAGAACAAGGACGAAGTCGTTGGAGCCGGAAACAATGGTCGTGTCCATTGCCTCGTTCTGGTAGGTGTTGTATCCGATGAGCTGAGCCGGAAGGCCGCCACCGAAGTCAGACCAGAAGTTGGTGCGGGAGTCGGTCACGCTACGAAGCTCGTTGTAGGTCGCCTTCGCTGCAAGGAATGAAGCGTTGCGACGGAAACGTGCGCCGAGTGCGTTGTCCAGGGCGTAGGCGTCAGCGGCCACAAGGTTCGCTGCACCGGCAGCGCCTGAGGTTCCGTTGACGACTGGGCCGGTGCCGGAAAGGCGGGTGATGAGGCCGTAAGGCTGACCCGAACCGGTGCCGGAGATGTATGCCGTCTCTTCCAGACGATCCTTCGCGTCGGCGATGAGTTCGGCGACCTGGTTGAAACCAGAGTCGGCAAGGAACTCGTATGAGCCGAACAGGAACGCTGCTGCCTTGTGGACCGAAATGGTCGGGCCTTGGAAGGTAGGAGTCGCATCGGCGGCTTCGGTGCCTTCTGCAAGCCACTCAGCGGAAACGCCTGCCGAGGTGACGCCATCCCACTGGTCAGTCGTGATCGACGTGACGTCTGCGAGCTGACGAACAGCATTCGCCGAACCGGCGTTCGTGAGAACGATGGTTGGGTCGAGGAACTGCGGGACGAGAACGCCACCGTTTGCCGCTGTGAGCGACATTGCGGCGCGTGCCTCTGCCTTGCCGAGAATGCGGGGCATTCCAGCCTGGGGGTTTTCGATGTACTCCTCGAACGCGCGGAGGTACTCGGGCGAAGAGGTGCGGACGATGTGGCGGGCCACAACATCAGCGTCGATCTTCGAACGGCGCTCCAGGAGCTGAGTTGCGTTCTCGCGTGCTTCGTCAGAAACGAAGGACGGGAGGTGCTTTTCGATCACGTCAAGCGCACGGCCACGGAGTTCCGAGCCACCATCGGTGGAAAGGGTGCCATGGTCAAACGCGTCGCGTGAGGTGTGGGTGTTGATGTTGATTGACGTCACTGCGCCATCTCCTGTTTCGGTTGCGACTGGTGCAAAGTCGGCAATGCGAGCCTTACGCTCTTCGAGGGCGACCAATTCGGCCTCAGAGGTGCGTACAAACTCGGCGCCGGCTTCCCATTCAGCCTGCTCGTCTGGGTCAAATGAACGCTCTTCAGCGTTTGTGTGCATTTCGCGAAGGACAGCCTTGACGTACTCGACGCCTTCACGAAGGTTCTTTTCGTCCATTAGAGGACTCCTTCGATTGTTCGCAGCTGTGCGCTGCGTTGATGGGGGGACAGACCGGAGTGCCGTTGCGAGTCCTGGTCAGAATCGGCGGGCCGCTCCGAAGTGCCATTGCTGGCGGGTTCGGGTTGGGTGCCGAGAACAAGCGCCCTGGCGATGGCCTGGCGGTCATCTTGGGGCAATGAGAACAGTGGTGACAGATCGGCAGACCTCACACCAACACTGGTTTCAGCGTAGGCGGGAAAGACTACCGGTCCGAGTTCGAGGAGTTTAACTTCCTCGAGGGTGCGGACTGGCGTATCGCCTGATTCGTCGACGCTGTCTCGAACTACCTGGAAGCGGAAAGACATTCCGTCGATGGATCCGGAGGCGATGGCGTCGCGAACTGGTTGGATGAGCCAGTTGTCGGCGAGGCGTGCTTCGACGTACAAACCGTGTTCGTCTTCGCGAAGTTTTGTGATTTGTCCGAGTGGCATGGAGCCGAGGAGGGGATGGCGGCCGTGTTCGAATTGGAGAACCGGCATTTTGGCGTTGATGG